GATCCAGACCCATGGCCTTGGTCTTGCCTGGTTTGCCTTCCACATCCAGACGCTTGCCTTCGAGATCAATGATGTTCACAGCATAGCGTTTTTTGGTGATAAACAGACCGCGATCGGCTACCAGCTCTCGACCAGCTTTGATCAGAGAACCCATGTCTCGGGGGCAGTGGAAAGCCTGTTCCATGAAGCTGGGAAAGCTGTCATTGACTTGATCAGCAATTGAGTCATACAGCTGAATACAAGTTTCTTTTGACCATGCCATGCGACCTTCTGTGATTTCTTTGGCCAACACAGGCCACGCAGAGAAGTAGCAGCTATCAGTATCACCGTAGATAATGGCCTGGCCAGTGTGGTCATATTCACCAGTGATACACTCGTTGATGTGAGCATCCATGTGTCGAGCAATGGCACGACCTGTTAGAGTAGTGCTCTGACCAATACGCTTGTCAAAAAACCTACAGCCAGGATTGAGAATAGCACCGTAAAGGCTGTTGAGGTTAATCTTCTTAACCAGCTGGCGTTTGTCCCAGAAAGCAATTTCTTTGGCATCCTTGGCTTCTTTCTTTCGGGCCTGTAGCTCTTTGCGTTCACTGTACCAACGCTCTAACAATCCTGGGATCACACCTTTGCGCTCGTATGTGATTATGGTACCGTTGGCAGTGAGAATCCAAGGATGATTGCTATCAAAAATCAACTGCCATATTTCAGCAGCTGAATGAACTGACTGTTCACCGTTGTGCCAATCAATGGTAATTTCCGTGCCACGCTGCTGTTCCATTACAGCAGTGTATTCCAGTGTGCCAAACAAACCTTCCCAGGCCGCAGCAAACGAATCACCTTTGCCCATGCGCTCTTGAATTAAGTGATCAGTCATAACAGGTCTCAGCTGACCCACAATGGTTTCTGGCCCCATGTTCAAGGCACGAATGGCTGACGGATACAGTGAATTGATATCCACAGATCCAATCCAAGGATGTAGTCCTTTTTTGGGATAGGCCACATAGGCACCTGCGGCCTGTGTGTCGTTGTCAGTGAGTCGTTGCTGCCGGTTGGGCACAACCATGCCACGTTCGTGTGCTTCGTTGATGATGGCCTGCTCTGTGACTGCCACTGCACCCATGGTAGTTTGTAGCAGCACAGTGTTGGCATGAGCCAGTTCGTTGGCCAGATCAAGAAATCTCAGTTTCTTGTCCATCTCTGCGATGCCATTGACGTCTTGACGATTGTACTGTAAGAACTTTTTAAAGTCATTGTTGTACAGTTGATCCAGTGTGCCTTCGTACTTGGTCTTGCCGTCTAGCCCTTCGTACTCAAGAATAGCGTCTAGGCTGTAGCTGTGGCGTTCTTCATAGGTATACTTGCGATACAGTTGCATGTAATCCATGTGTACCCGACCTATCAAATCGTAAGTTTGTGCTTCAGCGCCAAAGCGTTCATACATGCGCTGCTTGGGAAGCTGACCCCACAGGCAGAACTTGCGTGTGTCGTCTTTTGAAAGCACACGAGTACAGCGATTTATGGTGTAGGGAATGTCATAGCCTTCTGAGTTCCACCCTGTGAGCACGTCGGCATCTTCGATCAGATCAAGAAATGTCTTGATCATTTCGCCTTCGTCAGTGAATATTAGTGTGTTTTCAAAGGTGGCAGCAATTTCATTGGCTGTGTCGATACTCATGTGCCGTGGTGGCACAGCCAATGTGACCAGTTGATCCAACCAGTCTAGGTAAACTGATATAGCAGTGATAGCGTTGAACGGATCGTCCACTGGCGAGAAGCCTCGAACCTGATCAAATGCTACTTCAATGTCGAATATTGCTGTGTGTAAGGTAGGAGCATCCTGCCCTTTGTAGTTTTCTTCTAGGCAACGAAATATAGGATTGATGTCAGATTCATACAGTTGCTTGCCGCTTTGCATTCGCACTTCTTTGCGAAACTCTTTGTTGTTGCGTGTGCTGAATCTGGCCACTGGATTGTCATAGATTGATCTAAATTTGCCCCGTGGGTCATCGTAGTAAAAAATGTAGTTGGCAGGATATTCTTGATATCTGCGTTCGCCATTGCGACGTTCTACCACATGTATGCGATCACTGTTGCGATCAAAAATTGCGTCAATATAACTCATTTGTCTCCATTTATGGCTGGAAGGCCGTGATTCATGCTCGTGAAGTGAGCGATTCGTAAAAATTACTTAGTGTGACTTATTTTAGACAAGTCTATTTTTATAGATTGAATGAAACTAGTCAGCAAAGTTTCAGTCACAGACTGAGTACACAGTTGATCAAACCATAATTTCAATTCTTCATAGTTGATGATCAACTGTTGAGCAGAGTAAGGCGATTTACGTGGAAAACCAAAACTTGTTTTTGTATCAACACCAAACAGTGAAAAAAGATACTTTGGATTGTCGACCATTGGTTCAAAATAAACAATCACAGCAGAATCAAATCTTTTTTGTGTTACGGCTTGATGGCACCTAACATACCAGAAAGTTGACTCCAGTTCCTTTTTGCTTACAACAAAAGGTTCAATCTCTTTCATGGTATATGTAACAAACTCATTGCTGCGATATCCAATTATCGTGCTCGCAATTGTATCAAAATCGTTAAATCGTTTGCTGATAACCACTAGCTGGTCAGTGGTTGCCTCAACCAATGGATCATGTGAATGATCAACTGAGCATTTGAAATGCGAGGCTAAATTGCCTTTGATCAACATTGATCCGGTTCTTCCAGCAGTGACCACAAGAATTGATTTGAATTCGGTCATTTAACAGCCACACAATTTCAATGCTGTTGGACTATCAGTTTGATTAGTCCAATTGAGTCAATGATACTTAGCAACAGGTAATTGCCTAGTATGCCAAAACTGCCGCGGGACCAAGCACACCATGCCATGATCAAACAGCCAGTGATAAATGCTGTATACAGTGGAATGAAAGGCAAGTGAGGCACAGTGATGGCATAGGTCACACTACATCCAATGCTGATGGCCCAGCCCAGCATTTCCAAACAGAAACGCAAGGGATATTCGTTGAAGTCAGCACGAACATAGTGGACCACATTGCTGCGCCACTGTGAAAATCGTGAGGTCAAAGTGTTTTGCCCACGGTTTCCAGAATTGTTTCCAGCAGTTCGTGATCCTGGCGAGTTTTGCCCAGTTCAGCTTTGTGCGCTACCTTGATGGCTTTTTTCAGTATGGCTGGTTTGATTTCCAGCTCTTCCGCAATGGCCTTGACAGTGTCATTGAGGCCTTCATTCAGTGTTTCAATTTCGTGTAATACTTGACAGCCTTCATTGATCAGCTGTGTGAGTTTGAGTTTTTGTTCACCGTTGAAAGATTTTTGATCCATAATGATCTCCTTGACTGTGTATTGTATGATATATTGTGGTACAAAAGCAAGCGGTCAAGGCCCCAGTTTGTTCAGATTGAGTAGCGAATTCAATCTGAATCGGGCCGGGAGCGCCCACTCGGTCCCAAGGTCGAGTTCTTATGATTCTAGGATTTGACGCAGCACAGCTCTGCGGTATAGTCTGGCTTCGGTCATGTTGGATTTTTTGTCCAAGGAAGATGTACTTTTTGTTTTAGGCTGCTGATCAACATTGACCGATTGGTTTTGAGCTTGCTTAACTCGTTGACCCAGCCGCTGAACCTTTCTGTCCCATTCTTCCCAATCTTCTTCAGAAAAACTGTCAAAATCTTTTTGACCAATACTTTTTGTTTTGGTACCTTCGGCAAATCTTTGCTGACGTTCTGGTTCTGATTCTGGTTCGCCAGTCTGACCAAACTCAGCCTGAAGCCTGCTGTAATCTTTTGGAACCACATCAGTTGGTGGCTCATTGGGATCAAATAGACTCATGCCTTTGGGCTGATATCGGGGAAACTGTATCACGTTGTTAGGGCTGGCCAGAGGCAAAGCTCTCTGCGCATCGGCGGACGGTTTGGACAATCCTTTGAAGCTCACACTGTAATTTGGCAATGCTGGTGTCTCGGGTGCATGTGATGTCGGCGCGGCCTGGGTCTTGGTCGGTGCTTTTTTCACTGGCACTTGGCTGCCCACTGGTAAATCAACTCTGGGCTGTGCCTTGGGAGCTGTAGCAACAGGTTCAGCAGCTGGGGCTGGTTCTGCCTTGCCAGCTGTTTTGCTGGGTTTGCCTCTGCCCATCTGATCCAACTTGCGTTCCAACTCCCTGTTGATTTGAGTTACACGATCCAGTTCAGCATCTAGACTGTCAATTTCTTGATTTTGTTTTTGATCAATGTCTTGTATACGGTCGATGATTTTGCTCTGCTGTTGATTCACTGCTTGAAGCTGACTCATGGTTTTGAGATCACGATCGTCGTTGCTCATGACCAGTTTGAGAAAGGCTTCTATGTCAGACCCAGCAGTGGGAAACGCAGCTCGAGCTTGTTTGAGAGCCTGACTCAATCTGGTGTCTTTGACTTGGCCAGCATCGACTTCAAGCAGTTTGGGCTGTACTCCAGGAATTTCTGATTTTTGACCCACTGGCAATTCAATTTGGTTGCGCACGTCAACTTTG